ATCATATTTGTACCAGCCGCCAAAGGATTTGCCCTTGTAGCCCCAAAAGAACCCTTATGCCTATGCTTAATACAAGTGTCTTCATTTACCCAAAAAGACCAACATGAATTCCACATAGGAAAGTAATCTTTAAGATGAGTGCCAGGCACACCTTCAAAAGCTGGCAAATTTTGCACTACAGAAGCTAAAAATCTTTGGTCATGGTTACCCATTGTCCACACCAATTTAGCGCCTTTGGCAACCTTTTCAATTTCACCAAGGTAATGTTGACAGGCTTCTAATTCTTCTTTCACACTTGGTAACTTGTCAAAATCCATTCTTGGAAATCTTGACAAACCACTGCCGTCAAAACAGTCCCCATTCGCCACGATTACCGAAGGCTTATGCTCTTTTATGCCTTCAATTAATGATTTAAAAGCTGTAGTGGTAATGTCAGGCCAAAAGTGAGCGTCTGAAAAAACAACAATTCTGCCTTTTTCTAAGTCAATTCCTCTACGAACATGACCATCTGTCTGCTGAATTTTTTTAATTAAATCAATGCGCTGGTCATTAAAGGTAGGTAATTCAATGCCATGCCTTGTTTCTATTGAACGCCTGCGATTATAGATAGAGCGTACATCTTGTTTGTGTATTTCGGCAAACTTTTGAGGACTACCAATTAATTTCCATTGGGCAATCCACTCTTCATCTGATAAATAATAACTAGCCATTCGTTTCCCCTTATACTATAAGTTACAGAACACTAACATACTATTATGTCTTATATAAAAAAAGTCGATAAAAATCAAAAGGATGTTGTTAAAGCGCTACGAGACTATGGCGCTGATGTCTTTCTTTTGCATACAGTTGGGGGCGGTATACCCGATTTAATGATTTGCTACGCTGACCAAACTATTTTAATGGAAGTCAAAGATGGGGCGGATAAAAAGCTAACCCCCCAACAAATAACCCTATTTGCCAACTGGAAAGGTGGCTATTTATATAGGGTAAATAATGTTGAAGAAGCTATTTCTGTGCTAAAATTGGTCGAACAGGAGTGTTTATGAATGAAACCAAAAATGTCGCTATGTTTGCCGCTACTTTATTGCATAGCGCTACCAATACTCATTTCTTTCATTGGGCAACTAATTCTTACTCACAGCATAAGGCTTTGGGCAAATACTACGATGAAATTGTGGAACTTGTAGACGATTATGTAGAAGCCTATATGGGCTGTTACGAGCAAGTTAAAGACTTTCCAAGTGTCTACCACCAGCCTAAAGAACCACTCAAGTACTTGGAATCATTAAAGAATTTTGTTGCAGAAGCCAATTCAGATTTGCCGCAAAAACAAGAATTAATTAATATTGTTGCAGAAATACAACAGTTAATTGACTCTACTATCTACAAACTTAAATATTTAAAGTAAGGAAGCATCATGCCAATGGACAAATCAGGCTCGGCCCAATCAGTCGGCAAAAATTATAAGACAGAAGTAGCCGCCGGAAAGCCTAAAAAGCAAGCTTTGGCGATTGCACTAAGTGAACAGCGTGCCCATTCTAAAGGCAAAGTAAAGGCTAAATTAGAAGCCGCCTACGAAAAGTACATGAAATGAAACACATGACAAGAAGCTACCCGCCAGAAGACGCAATGCTTAGAAACCATAAAGAGTCTACGCTTGAGAAACAACAAAGACAGCGCCAAGAGAAAAACCCACCATTAGAACTAGAAGAATGTGGCATTTTGAATAAGAAAGCCAATGAGCGTATGAAGCGTAAAGAAGCATTGTCTAAGGCTATGAACAAATACCACGACCCTGACATTGTTGGTTAAACTGTAGTAATATTAAACCCTTACAAATCAATTACTTGAGGATGTATGGAAATAAAAGAGGTAGAAGTAACAGCGTTAATACCATACGCTAAAAATTCTAGAACACACGATGATGCCCAGGTAGCGCAAATAGCCGCCAGCATTAAAGAGTTTGGGTGGACTAACCCAATACTTATAGATGGGGACAAAGGCATCATTGCTGGTCATGGCAGATTAATGGCCGCCAGAAAGCTCAAAATGGACAAAGTACCAGTAATTGAGTTAAGCGGTATGACTGATGCCCAAAAGAAAGCCTATGTAATAGCAGATAACCGATTAGCTTTAAATGCTGGGTGGGATAACGCTATGCTAACTATTGAGTTAAAAGACTTAGAAGATGAAGGCTTTGACTTGTCCCTTACTGGATTTGATGATGCAGAGTTAGATGCTTTGCTAAACCCCATAGAGGAAACAGAAGGTTTAACCGATGAAAATGCCGTACCTGATGTGCCGGAAGAACCAAAAACTAAGCTAGGCGACATATATATCCTTGGAAATCATAGGCTTATGTGTGGTGATAGCACAAGTATAGATGCGGTAGAAAAGCTAATGAATGGTCAGCTTGCAGACCAGCTAGTAACTGACCCACCATACAACATTGCTTACGAAGGTGGCAGCAAAAAACGAGAACAAATTAAAAATGATGAAATGGCAGATGAGGAGTTTAGGCAATTTCTTAAAGATGTATATATAGCTGCTAACGCTGTTATGAAAGCTGGGGCAGTATTTTATATATGGCACGCAGATACCGAAGGTTACAATTTTAGGGGTGCGGCTAGGGATATGGGTTGGAAAGTGCGCCAAACACTTATATGGAATAAAGATAATTCAGCGTTTGGTAGGTCTGATTACCATTGGAAGCACGAACCTTGCCTTTATGGTTGGAAAGAAGGTGCGGCACACCTATGGGCAGCAGATAGAAAGCAAACTACTGTAATTGAGTGCAAAAGACCCTCTAAAAGCGATTTGCACCCTACCATGAAGCCAGTAGAATTAATGGAATACCAAATATTAAATAACACCAAAGGCTCGGACATTGTATTGGACTTGTTTGGTGGTAGCGGGTCTACTATGATAGCTGCTGAAAAAATAGGCAGAAAGTCATGCCTTATGGAGTTAGACCCTAAATACTGCGATGTAATCGTTAAACGCTGGGAAGACTTTACAGGCAAAAAAGCTATTTTAGCGGAGTTATAAAAATGGCTGAAAAAGGTAGACCCCCACACAAACCCACAAAGGACACCCAAGAACAGGTAAAACGCTTGTCTGCGCTGGGTTGTCCCCATGAGGATATAGCTACACGCTTAAAGATTAGTGCCGATACGCTAGTTAAGTATTACAAGGATGAGTTAGACGAGGGGCGCATAGACGCCAATGCCGCTATTGCTGGCACATTGTTTAGCCAGGCAAAGAAAGGCAATACTGCTGCTGCAATCTTTTGGCTTAAAACTAGGGCTAGATGGAAAGAAACCCAAGTAAATGAGGTTACAGGGCTAGACGGTAAAGACTTTACTATTTCATGGGCAGATGAAGCGTAATATAAAGTTGCTATATCGTCCTAGAAGCGTTTTTAATGACTTTCATGGGCGTAGCCAGCGATGGGGCGTGGTAGTAGCACACAGGCGCTGTGGTAAAACCGTAGCCTGTATTAATGAATTAATAGTAAAAGCCTTGTTGGAAGGCAAAACAGACGGGAGATACGCTTATGTTGCACCTTATTACAGCCAAGCTAAAAACATTGCTTGGGACTACCTTTTACGCTTTTCCAAGCCTGTTATGGCAAAAGCTAACCAGTCTGAACTTTGGGTCGAACTCATTAATGGTGCGAGGATTCGACTGTTTGGTGCTGACAATGCTGATTCCCTTCGTGGTTTGTACCTTGATGGTATCGTACTTGATGAATATGCTGATATGCGCCCTCGTATTTGGGGTGAAATTATTAGACCACTCCTCGCAGACAGACTAGGCTGGGCAGTATTTATTGGCACACCTAAAGGCCATAATGCCTTTTGGGACATATATAGCAACGCAATTAAGTCTGATGACTGGTATGCCAAGACTTTAAGGGCTAGTCAGACAGGGTTATTACCTAAGTCTGAGTTAGAAGACGCTGCCAAGTCTATGACAGAAGACCAATACTTACAAGAGTTTGAGTGCGACTTTGAATCAGCTATCATTGGCGCTTACTACGGCAAGGAAATGCGTCAGATTACTGATGACAATAGAATTACTAAGGTTGAGCTAGACCCTATGTTTCCTCTGTTTAGCGCCTGGGACTTGGGTTATTCAGACGATACAAGCATTATTAGCTACCAGGTTGTGCATGGCGAGATACATATAGTTGACTACCATTCAAGCAATGGACAGTCTATTCCTTTCTACACAGGCTTAATAAAGCAGCGTGAAATTGAATGGAATATGAAATATACAACTCATTTTCTGCCGCATGACGCAAGAGCAAAAACACTTGCAAGTGGAGGAAAGTCTATAATTGAGCAACTTTCTGACAAAATTCCGTTAAAATGTTTAAAAATTGTACCAAGTTTGTCACTTCAAGATGGAATACAAGCAGCAAGGATGGCATTATTAAGATGCTGGTTTGATGCCGAAAGAAGCGAAGGCTTGATTGAATGTTTAAGGCAGTACCAGCGTGAGTGGGATGAGGACAAGAAAGTGTTTAGGGATAAGCCTAGGCATGATTGGACTTCACATGGCGCTGATGCCTTTAGGATGTTGAGTATTGCTTGGAAAGAAGAAGCTAAGTTGCCCTCGAAAGATGACTCGATTAGGGGCGTGTTTGTGGGGCAAACTGATGTAACTCTAAAAGAGTTGTGGTCGCAGCAACAAACTGTGACTAATAGGAGAATTTAATGGCGAATGACAAGGGAACTGTAGACCACAGTTACGAAGACTGGTACAAAACCATTATGGGCTATGAGCGCTCATATAAGCGTTGGGAAGCTAGAGTAGACCGCATAGTAAAGAAATATAAAGACGACTCTCGTTACGATAGAAACCCTAATGCTCGTTTTAATATTCTTTGGTCAAATGTCCAAACCATTCAGCCAGCTATCTTTGCAAGACTGCCTCGCCCAGATGTAAGCCGCAGATTTAGAGACAATGACCCGATTGGGCGTGTAGCGTCAATGATGCTTGAGCGTGCTTTAGAGTTTGAGATTGAGCATTATGGCGACTATAAGTCAGCTATGAATAACTCAGTCCTTGACCGCTTATTAGGTGGTCGTGGTGTAGCCTGGGTGCG